AATTTTTTTAATAATAGTTCATTTTGAGTTGTATAGCTCATATTAATAAAATATGTATTAACTTTTTAAATACTTATTTATTTCGTTTATTATAAAAATTAATCTTCTAAATTATTAGAATTTTTAGGAATCAAAAAATTTGTTTGATCATCTAAAACATCAATATAATTTTTATTTAAAAAAGGATTTTGATAGGTATATGATATTAATTCTCTATTTTGTATTTTTTCATTATTAATTTCATTTCTTTTTGATGAATTAATTTTATTTTCAACAACATTATCGATAATTTGATTATTTGAATTAAATATAGGTTTTTGATTTTTATAAGATTTTTCATATTTCTCTCCATTACTCCATTTTTTTTCTTTTTCACTAATAATTAACATACTATAATATATAAAATATAATTTATATTTTATACATTTTACTTTTTTTTAGATTTTTTATGTTTCTTATTATTTTTATTTTTACCTTTTTTAGTTTTCTTTTTTATATTTTTATTTTTACCGCCTTTTTTTGAATATGGATGAAATTTTTTTACAGCTTTATTTGTTTTATTCATTTTTCTACTATAAGGTATACTATTTTTAGAATCTATATGTTGTTTTATTTTATCACATATAGTTTTATCTTCTTCCAACAATTCTACAAATTGTTGAACTTTAGTATTTGAAATACGAATAGTTCCATCTCCATGGTCAAAAATATCATTTAATTCTGGTATTGATAACAATGAATGAAGATTTTCTTTATTACTTACTATATGTTCTAATGATATAGCATTTTCTTCTAATAATGTAAAAAACATTTGCTTTAAAAAATTAAGATAAGAATCATCATTTTTATGACTACATAACTGATATATAATATATCGCATTAATTCATAATGTTTTTTTATATTGTCTGGATTATTCATAAAACTTAGATTTTTAATTACATAATTATGTGTATGATATTGACTGGTCCATTCATCTTTATTTTTCAAATAATAATTATTATATAATTCATCCAAAAATTTAGAAGGTGAAAAATTACTCATTATATATTAATATAATATTATATTCATTTTTCTTTAGTTATTACCATTTGTTTACTAAATTTAAAACCTTTATGATTTTGTCTTCTTCGCTGAAGATTACATTTTAAACAACATATTACAACATTATCATTATTGTGTGCATAATAATTATTTAAACGATCTAATGTCCATTGTAAAGGTTCTCTAACATTTTCAAATACTATTTTCATATTCTCTCTACAATAAAAACATTTAAGTTGAGATGAAACAAGCTTTTCTATTATTTCATCAAAATTAATAATATTATCGATGCTTCTTTTTTTTTGAATATCTTGATTTTTATAACTATTTAATTTTGCTTTTATTTCTGATATACATATCTTTTTTTCATCAAAATTTATATTTTGAAATAATTTATTTATAAATTCAAGATGTTTTTTTTGTTCAAAAATAGAGTTATCGTAATTTTCACTTTTTTTGCGTTCTTTCATTTCTTTTTGAAATGTTATAATTTTTTTATCCATATAAGTTAATATATTAAAAGAAATTAAATATATTTATACACATAATATATAAGATGTCTGAAGAATGTCATGAATTAAAAAATATCAAATATAAAACTATGTTATTAACAGGAAAAAATAATCAGCTTGTATCATCTGTTAGTGAAGATATGAATAATTTAGATATTTTTCTAGAAAAAGAAAAATTTTTAAATACAAAAGAACCATGGAATAAGTTAGATAAATGTATAAAATTAGATAAAATAAATGAATATATAAAAACATTAAAAGATAAACATAATTTAGATGATGATGAAATAAAAAGTTTAAAAGATTATTTAATTGGGTGTATAGATAAAAAATCATTATCTAGAAATAAAGATATAGAATATGAAAAAGAAACTGGTATTATAAATAATATACCGCAATTACATTTTAATAATAGCACAAGAAAATTTACTTTAAAAAAACACGATAAACATGTATCTACAGCGAAATGTCTTGGACCTCCAAAGAGAAAAAAAAGTCCAAAAAGCACAAGAAAATTATCACCTCGAGAAGATAAAAATTAAATTTTTATTATTATAAAATTGATATAATAATAAAAAGATAATAATTATTAAATATGGTTTCAAAATCTATTAATGATTATATAGATAATATTAACACTATTTTAGATAGTTCTAATTTCTTTACAAAAGAAGAATTATCGTATTTAAATGAATCAATATATGATACTTTGAAAAATATTATATATGAAAATATAGAGTATATAATGAATTATGAATTTGATAGTGAAATAAAAAATCATGTATTAAATTTGTTTATGGAACAATTATCGAGTATTTATAAATATAATATTGAAAGTCTAGAACTTGAATTACAAATAATAATTCAAATAAATATTAATAAGATTTACAAAAAATATATTCCTATGCGTTCATATAAAAATACTTTTATTAGAAAAGAAGTTAATAAAGAAAAAATTAAAAATAAATTAGAATATATTAAAAACATACCTCAACCTGATCAAAGAACCAGTGATTGGTATTTATTTAGACATAATTTATTAACTGCTAGTTCAATATGGAAAATCTTTTCAACTCAAGCCACACAAAATCAATTAATATACGAAAAATGTTCAATAATAAATGTTGAAAAATTTAAAACTACTTTTAATGGATTAAATTCACCACTACATTGGGGACAAAAATATGAACCTATATCTACAGAATATTATGAGAGAATTAACAATCTAAAAGTAGGTGATTTTGGTTGTATAAAACATCCTAAATATTATTTTATTGGGGCGTCACCCGATGGCATAGTAATAAATGAAGATAGTAGAATATATGGTAGAATGTTAGAAATTAAAAATATTGTAAATAGAGTGATAAATGGGATACCCAAATTTGAATATTGGATACAAATGCAATTACAAATGGAAACATGTGATTTAAATGAGTGTGATTTTCTAGAAACAAAATTTACTGAATATGATTCCTATGCTGATTTTCAAAATGATGGAACATTTAATAGAACGCAAGATAATAAAATGAAAGGTGTTATAATGCTTTTTAATAATAATAATTCTCCGTTATATGAATATTGTCCTTTAGACTCTACACATGAAGAGTATGGAAATTGGGAAACCAAAATATTAGATAAACATAAAGATAAGGATTGGATACAAAATATTTATTGGAAATTAGATATTGTTAGTTGTGTATTAGTTTTAAGAAATAAAGAATGGTTTAAAAAAGTAATACCAACTATAGAAAGTTTTTGGAGAACAATAGAGCATGAAAAAGAAAATGGATTTGAGCATAGAGGACCAAAAAAACGTTGTTCACCGAAACTAAGACCAATGGATACAAGTAAAACAAATATTGATAATATAGAAAAAATGGATATTGATTGTATAGATAGTTTATCAAAAGAATTTAATAATAAAAATAAATTATTAATAGATTCATCACTCTATATGGGTAATGATACATCGGAATTAAAATAATTAACTCTTACACCACCATCTAAAGTTGGAGGTTTAACAACTGGTTTTCTAATTGTTTTTTTATTATATAATGTTTCGCACATTTCAGCTCTGCTACATAATCCATTATCTGGAATAGTCCAAAATCTTTTATTATTTGTTCCACAATGAGCAGCTGGAAATAAAGGATATAACAAAAAATTATCAGCCGATGTGTTCGCAGATACACCTTCTCCGGGAGGCACGTCTTGTAACGGATAAAAATCATTTAATATAGGTTTTGAAACACTTTCTGGAAAAATACCAGGTGTTAAAGGGTCTCTTACAACAGATAATCCTTCTTTATTGTTCAACATTTTTTTAATTATAGGATATAATCCATAAAAAAATCCATATAATAAAGAAATTACTAATATTAGAGTAGTAAAAATATTTCTTATATTTTTCATTGTTATTAAATTATAATAATATTTTATTTTGTTAATATTAGTTTTTTACTCTAAATATTATATTAAATAGGTTTAAAATTTATTCGATATATAAATTAAAAATATGCAGGAGGAAGAAATGCATGTAATTAAACGTAATGGTAATAGTGAAATTGTTTCATTTGATAAAATTTTGAAAAGAATAAAAAATATTGGAAGTGAAGCTAAATTATCGATTAATTATACTGCTCTTGCTATGAAAGTTATTGATCAATTATATAATGGTATTGAAACAAGTAAATTAGATGAATTAACAGCAGAACAATGTGCGTCTCTAAGCACGCAACATCCAGATTATGGAACATTAGCCAGTCGTCTTGTAATTTCAAATTTACATAAGAAAACTTCATCATCATTTATTCAAGTAATGAATGACTTATATAATTTTAAAGATGTAAATGATATTCATGTTCCATTAATTAATTTTGATATTATTAATATTATCAATAATAATAAAGAATATTTTGAATCTATTATTGATTATGAACGAGATTATTTAATTGACTATTTTGGATTTAAAACACTTGAGCGCGCGTATCTTATGAAGAAAAATAAGATTATTCTAGAAAGACCACAACATATGTGGCTTAGAGTTTCATTAGGGATTCATTTTAAGAATTTTTCTCTAGAAGCAGTAAAAGAAACTTATGATTTAATGTCTCAAAAATATTTAACTCATGCAACCCCTACTTTATTTAATGCGGCAACACCAAGACCTCAATTAAGTTCATGTTATTTAATTGGTATGGAAAGTGACAGTGTAGATGGTATTTTTAATACATTGAAAGAATGTGCTTTAATATCTAAATGGTCAGGTGGTATTGGATTACATATTCATAATATTCGTTCATCAGGAAGTCATATTCGAGGAACTAATGGAGTATCAAATGGACTTATTCCAATGTTAGGTGTTTTTAATAAAACAGCTCGGTATATTGATCAAGGGGGAAAGCGTAATGGTAGTTTTGCTATTTATCTTGAACCACATCATCCAGATATTGAAGATTTCTTAGATTTAAAAAAAAATCATGGTGACGAAGAATTAAGAGCTCGCGATTTATTTTATGCAATGTGGATTTCAGATTTATTTATGGAACGTGTAAAAACATCATCTACATGGTCATTATTTTGTCCTGATAAATGTCCTGGTCTTTGCGATGTTTATGGTGAAAAATATAAAGAATTATATTTAAAATATGAAAATGAGAAAAGATATACAAAACAAATACCTGCTCGAGATTTATGGATAAAAATTTTAGATGCTCAAATGGAAACAGGAACACCATATATACTTTATAAAGACGCAGCAAATATGAAATCAAATCAAAAAAATCTTGGAACAATTAAATCCTCAAATTTATGTGTTGCTCCAGAAACAAAAATTTTAACAGATAAAGGTTTTCTAGAAATTCAATTATTAAAAGATAAT